GCCGTCTCCAGGTTTGTAACCCAGGCCGAGGGCGTGCCCGTTGTGGCGCAGTGTGGATTCCTGCTCGACAGCTATCGGGAACTCGCCCGGAAATGCGCCGATATCGGGGACTTCCAAGGCGCGCGAGCCTGCCTGAAAGAGTACTTCGCTACGGTGCGATACCTTAACGATCGCGACGAAACCAAGCCAAACGAAAGCAAAGACGGCCCAGCGATCGAGGAAGAAATTGAAACAGGGTTACTCGAAAGCGACTCTCGCCCCCCAACCGGCCCGCTTGCGCGGTGAGCCCGCAGCCCGTATACTTGCAACGTGAACCATTACGCTCGAACGCTCGGAGAAGGCGCGTAGCGTGTGGGGCGACCCCCAAAGCGCATCCCGGAGCCCATCGAGGGCGTCTCCCGTCGAGAGGCCGCCGAGTGGATGTATGTCGAGGCCGAGGGCGATCTCTCCACTGCGGACATCGCGAAAGCGTTCGGCGTCACAAAGGGAACTGCCGATCGGTGGTGTGGTCGCGGCAAGTGGACTGCAAAGCGAGAGCATCGCCGCGCCGAAAAGCAGCGGCTACGCCAGGAAGCAGCCGATCACGAGACCGCCGAGGTCGCCGCGCGACGGTCCGGCGAGCTCGAGCGCATGCGCGCCGAGGCCCCCCCACGGCAAGCCCGTATCGCCGCCGCCATCCAGGCTGCGCTTGCAGCGCACATTCAGGACGCCCAGAAGGCCGGCCGACGACTCGAGGTGCAGACTATCCAGCGGATCGCTGCGGCCCACCGAAACGCGGTCGAGACGGAACGGGCCGCGCTCGGCCTCAACGTCATTGGCCCCGAGACTGCCGGCCCCCCGCCGAGTGTTCGCGGGACCCTGCTCGGTCCCGAGCCTGACGATTCCTCCAGCAATGATTGCACGGCTGCTAATTCCGATCCTCCTGCTGGTAGGGCTCCCGGCTGCGACGATGCATGACGTTGGCGCCGGCGATATCTGGCTACCGCTGACGTTGAAGCAGCGCGCATTCGTCGCCGACACGGCATCATCGGCGGCCCTCCTCTCGGGCGGCTTCGGCGCTGGAAAGACTTACACGCTCTGCCGAAAGCTGATCGTGCTTGCCGCTGAAAACCCCGGGCATCACGTCGGCGTCGTCGGGCCCACGTGGCGCCAGATGAAGCGCGACATCCTGCGGTTCCTTCCCGCGATGCTCGATCACCTCGGGGCGAAGTGGCGATACTGGCGGCAGGACCAGGAGATCCATGTGCCGGACTGGGGCTGGTACTTTGACCTCTGTTCGGCAGAGGACCCCCGGACGCTTGTCGGCGTCAACTGGGCAGCCGCCGTCGTCAACGAGCCCGGAAACATGTCCGAGGATGCATGGCGAAACATCTACTCGCGCGTGCGCGAGAAGTCCGCCAGGCTACTCCAGATCGCGCTTGCCGGCACGCCCGAGGGTTACGGCTGGAGTTGGCTCTACAAGGCGTTCGCCGGCGAGCCGCGCGCCGGGCACCGGGTCACCTACATCTCGACCGAGGAGAACCCGGGGCATCGCCCGGAACACGTCGAGATGATGCGGCGGTCGCTGTCGCCAGCTCTCGCGCTGGCCTATATCGAAGGCCGATTCGTAAACGTCACCGAGGGCCGAGCCTACTACGAGTTCGTCGAGACCGATCACGTCCGCGGTGACGTGGTCGCCAGTCCGGATCTCAGGTTCGCCGTTGCGCTAGATTTCAACGTGAACCCCTTCGCGGCGGTCCTTCTGCAGCAGGACGGCGATGAGACTCGCGCGATCGACGAGATCACGCTTCACCACGGCAACACCCGCGCCATGGCTCGGGCGATCAAGGCGGCCATCGCCCCCCAGCACCCGGGCGACACCGTCATCTATCCGGACCCATCGGGACGGGCGCGGAAGACCTCGTCCGGTCTCGAAGATATCCCGGAAAGCGATCTCTCCATCCTCGCAGACGAGGGCTTCACGGACATCCGGTTGCCGCAGTCGCGGTCGATCAAGGACCGGATCAACGCCTTCAACTCTCGACTCCGAAACGCTTTCGGTGACGTCCGCTTCCTCATGTCGCCGCGATGCATGGATCTGATCGCCGATTGCAACTCCGTGTGCTGGACGGCGGACGGGAAGGATCTCGACAAGCGCGACCCGATGCGGACGCACTGGTCAGACGGCGTTGGTTACTACTTCGCTACCGAGTTCCCGACCTCGATCACCCGCCCCGGCTGGGCCTCCGTATGACTGCCGCGCACTACATGATCGTGCCCGTGGACGACGACGACGCATCCGCGCCAGTTCCCATCTACGGCGGCGACGGCTCCATCATCTCCCGCGCCACTCGCGCGACCGGCGCCCCACATCGCGCGACCGTGATATCCCCCGACTTCGAGACGCTCGACATGGTGGGCGACGACTCCGCTTCGTCGAGCTTCGCCCCGATGATCGGCTCCTCAGCCTCCGGGAGCGGGCTTTCTCTCGGCGCTGTCTACGACTTTGGCGAGCGCAACGCAACGGCGGCGGCTTGCGCACGACTCATTTCCGATGCCATGGTTCGCCGTGGATGGGATCTCGCGCCTTCCATCGACCCGGCCACAGGGAAGCCGCGCGAGAATCCCGATATGGCCGATCGCGCGCTGCTCGAGCGGTTCTACTCGCGCCCGCACCCGTTCATGTCGATGGCCCAGATCCTCGGGACCATCCTCCCAGGGTATGTTCTCTCTGGCCGTTTCTTCGTCGAGGTGGCGATGAACGCGCTGAAGAACGAGCGGACCGACTACGGTCGGCAGCCAGGATTCATCTTCCCCGACGTGCCGCAGGAGCAGATCAGGGCGCGACTGAAGCCGTCCGGTGAGTTCGCTTCGCCCGCATGGTCACAGGAGACTGACTGGACCGGAGGCGGCTTCGGCGGGAAGGCCCGATACTTCGACTGGGAACAAATCATGTGGCTCCAGTCGCCAGGGATGATCCGGCGTGGCATCTTCCCAATGGGGCCTGTCGAGCATTTGGTCTTGCCGCTCGAAACCAACCGAGACGCTCAGATCTACATCCGCAGTTACTTCACGACGGGCGGGAAGATCGGCCTCGTTTTCGAGGTGCCGCAAGGCGCGCCGAACGCGGAGAAGGTCGCGCAGGCGTTCCGCCGGTATGTTCAGCACAACTACACGAGCGCGAAGAAGGGGCACGAGTCGATGGTGCTCTGGGGCGGCATGACCGTCTCGAAGGCCCCAACCAGCGAGGGCGAAACCGACAAATGGATCGCCGTGCTCGAGTACTCCCGCGACGAGATCTGTGCCGTCTTCGGCGTGGACCCAAGGCTCATCGCTGCCGACCGCGGCGGGAATATGGGCGGCAAGGGCGAGCGCGAGCAGGCCTGGCACGAGGTGATCTCGAATCGGGTTGTGCCGCTTTCGGCGGTCTTCGCCGAGGCGTGGACGCAGCACCTTCACCGGCGCTGCTTCGGTATCGATGACTGGGATCTCGTGCTGCTGGTCGAGCGGACGCAGCCGAGCGAGGAGGCGCGCGCAACGCTGGTGAGCGTCGCGAAGCAGGCCGGCGAGATAGGAATTCTTGACCTCTCGCAGCTTGACGAGCTTAACGCGCTTCGGTATGAACTCTATCCGGACCTGCCGACGCTGAGCGCCGTACCGGTTCGACCCGCGCCAGATCCGAAGCTCGCGCCTTCGCTGGACTTGGATATGGACGCCCGCGCGGTGAAGTCTTCCACGCCACCACCAGCAGCGAAGTCCAGATTCATCTCCCGATTCGACGTCCGCGGCGCAAAGTCCCTACTCGACGACGCCCAGGACGAGCTCGTCGACGAACTCCGAACCGGCTTCGGCGAGATGGCCGAGAAGGTCACCACGAAGATCGCCGAGCTCTTCGTTTCGCGCGACATCAAAGGGTTCAAGGATCTCAACCTCGCGCCCGGCGGGGCCAAGCTGATCACCGCCGGCCGTAGGAAGTTCCGTCGGTTCTACGAGCTATCTCTCGAACGCGCTGCCGGCGAGGTGGCCGCGCTGGCGCCGTCATTCCGCGCTGACGGCATCGCCGACGAGTTGCCCGGAAACATCGCGGCGTACCTCGATCTGGTCGAGGGCCGTTTCTTCGATGATCTGTTCGGCGCCTTCAAGGCCAGGATCGCACTCGACACCTTCGAGGAGGGGTTGGCGTTCGGGTGGTCGCGCAAGGAATTTGTTTCGGCTCTAACGGAACGGTTCGCCGATTTCTCAGCGCGGGACATCCAGACGAACGTCAGGACGGAGCTGACGGACTTCTTCAATCTCGCCCGTGAGCGGACGTTTCGGGAGTCGGGCGCGCTCGTGCAATCGTTGCAGTACACCAGTGTGCTTGATGACAGGACAACCCTTATCTGCCAGAAACTAGATGGGATCACCTACCGGTCGATGGACGATCCGAACCTCACGGCGAGCCGCCCGCCTAATCATTTTCAGTGCAGAGCAACAATCGTGCCAATCATGGCCGGCGAGGACTTCGAGCCGACGCCAGCGCGCAAGGTCGCCTCGGCGATGGCACTGATCCAAGATGGCTTCGGGAAGAGGTGTCGTCATGGCTGATGCGCCCGACCGCGACGAACTTGACGCTTTCCGTCGTCGCTACATCGTGATGGGTGTACCTGTTTCGGATGATGTGATACTATTGCTTGCGAAACAAAAGGCGAACCTGATGCCGCGTGGTACCGTAGAATCAGAGAGCAGCCAGTAAGACACGCCGGCGCTAGGAGCCCGCAAGATCGCGGGCTAGTGAAGGAGCCGATACGATGGCGATCGCGATCGAACTGAGAAACGGGATGTACGTCTGCCCCGGCTGCACGCAGGAACTTGCGCCGGAGAAGTGCCCGAGCTGCGATGCCGGCGTGCCGCCGAACTACTGCTCTCGGTGCGGGTACTGGATGGCGATGGCGGCGTGCTTGAGTTGCGGTCAGCCTCAGCCCGGCGCGGTGGCGACCGCTGCGGCGATGGACGATCGGGCCGGCGCCCCGTCCGAGCTTCGGTCTGCCAGCGTTCCATTCACCTTCGATGTGCGCGACCAGGGGATCGTCGATGCCTACGCCTCGGCGGAGATCGTCGACTCTCACGGCACGCTGATCGACCCGGAAGAGGTGGTCAGGCTGGCGCTCGGCGCGCTCGTCGACCAGATGCATGACTTCCGGCCGATCGTCGATTCCACCGGGGCCCCCGCCGTCCGGATCGATCCGAACGAGACGGTGATCGTGAAGAAGCTAATCGACGGCCGAGAGGTGAAGCTCGTGAAGACGCGGCTTCACTTCGACCTCGCCGTCGACTCCGCCCGGTCCGCATGGCAGAAGGTGAAGGATGGCGTCTTCAAGGGCCTTTCGATCGCGTTCAGGACCACGGCGGATCTCGCGAAGAAGATCGCCGATGGCGTCACGAACGTGATCGACCACATCGAGTCGATGCCGTTCATCTCGCTGGTGGACGAGCCGTCGAACGGATTGGCGCTGATCGAGAGCTACCGGATGCGCCGGGCCGCGGAAGTGGAGAAGCCGGCCGCCGACCTGCCCGTCGAGGCGCCCCCCGAGGACCCCGCCGCCGCGGCAACAATGGCGCTGCGGGCCATCCGCGAGGCGCCGGCGGAGGAGCCCAAGGACGAGGCGCCACCGGTCGACGATGCGCCGGCAGAAGGCGAACCCGATCCGGAACCCGTCGAGACCGAGGCGCCAGCGGCCGATCCGCCTCCCGCAGAGGCCGCGCCACCGCCGGCCATCTCCGACGAGCAGATCGCCGCGCTCGAGGGCCGCGTCCGTGACGCAGCTCTCGCCGTTCTCGACGCGCGGATCGCCACCCTCCGAACCGAAGTTTTCACCTACCTCACGACCGAAGTCGCGCCGACCATCGACGCCGCTCGCTCCGCCGGCACCTCGAGCGCCAGGGAGACCGAGACCCGCATCATGTCCGCCGTGACGAAACAGATCGAGGCCCTTCGCGTTGCAGCCCCCAAGCGGGCGCTGAACGTGGAAATCGATCACGCGCCCTCAACCGTAATCCCCTTTCCCACGTTCGGCCGGTTCGAGAAGTAGTCGGGCCAGCCAGAAGGAGACCGAACCAAAATGAACCCGACCCTCACCCCGGGGGCAGTCGTCGACAGCGATGCGACGATCTGTCTCCACCGCGCCATGGCTCGGGGCCGTCTCAAGCGGCTCGAGAACGCCGGTGTCAAGATTGACTGGCGGAAGTTCGCCGACGTGAAGAGCGACACCTGGATGAAGTTCGCAACGCGCGACCTCTCCAGCATGTCGAAGGAGCAGGTCAAGGACCTGGAGACGCGCGGAACCGAAGTTTCCTCGTGCCTCGACACGCTCCACGACGAGGCCGCCGCCGAGCTCTTCGGCGTAGACTTCGCGTCCTACCAGACCCGATGCGCGAAGCCCGCGGAGGAGCTCCAGAAGCGTCGGATGGAATCCTCGTTCGACGAGGCCAAGAAGGCCAACCGTCACCTCCTCGACGGCGCCCAGTCCGCGCTGCAGCGGGCCGTCATGCGCGATGTGCTCAACCAGCGCGCGCTCGACAGCGCCACGGACACGAGCCTCACCGGAATCAACTACCTGCATGAGCCTTTCCGCGAGCTCCGGACGTCGGGCGAACTCCTGAAGCGCATCCCGCAGATGGTGATCCCCGCCGGTTTCAAGACCTACACGGTGCCCGTCGTCGGCGATGCGCGGGTGTTGAAGGCCGCTGCGCTGACCACGGACGCCTACACAGTGAACTCGTCCGAGGACCCCACGAGCTCGACGCAGACGTGGAACCCGGTCACGGCTCAGGGCACCATCTTCTGGAACGACGAATTCGACGACGATTCACTGTTCCCCGTAGAGGCAGCGCTGAGAGAGAGTATGGTCCGCGGCGCAACGATCGCGCTCGAGGCTGCGCTGATCAACGGCGACACGACCAACACGGCCGCAGCGAACATCAACGCTCTGTATGGCACCGCGACCCTCGGGACGAAGGACCCGCGGCTGCTCTTCAACGGCTTTCGCGGGATCTACTACCGCGGGACGCACGGCGGGAAGTCGGCGAACACGTTCACCGGCGGAATCTCAGGCGGATCGAACGCGGCCACGCTGACGGACGTCTACGACACGCTGAAGGGGATGGGCAAGTACGCCGTCAAGGCGCAGTACCCCAACCTCGTCGGCGTCTCCCCCACGCAGGTCTACAAGAACCTGCGGAACGACGCGCGCGGCTCCAACTTCGGCCAGGACATCATCCGAGATGACATTTTCGGCTTCGACTGGATCGAGACCAACAACGGCACGGCGACGGCAGCGGCTGGAAGCAACATTCCCACGGACACGCTGGACAAGTTCGAGGGCGTCCCGGTCAACCTGAACACGGCCGGCGTCTACGACAACTCGACCAAGACCGAGTCGACCTTCTTCATCTTCAACGCGAGCAACTACTTGCTGGCGTGGAAAAAGCAGATGCAGATCTACGTTATCGACCTGCGGCTCGGCGGACAGAAGGCGATCACCTCAGTTTTCAGGTGCGTGATGGAGCCGATCCTCGTGAACCAAACGGACCTTAACGTCTGCTTCGACGTGCGGTGATCCGGGGCCAGAGAACGACTGATTGAGAACATCGCGGCGCCGGCCTCACCCACCGGCGCCGCGAGCGGGACGAAAGGGACCACGACAATGGATCAGCCAACATCGCATCGAGCCGTCGAGATCACTCTTCTGGAGAGCGACGGCCAGACCGAGCGCATGCGCCCGAAAGGGTGCATAACGCGGGTCGATCTCACGAAGGGAAAGCCGGAGGTCGTGACCAGCGTTGACGCCGTCCGGATCGCGAACGTGTTTCACGGCGTGAATCAGAAGCGCGCCGAGGATGGGAAGGGGCCGAAGTACCTGATTCGTCCGGTCGCTGGTGGTCGCGGCGACGACTACGAGAATGACGTTCTGGACCCGGGGTTGCTTCCAGAGCCAGAGCTGGCGAAGAAGGACGCGAAGGACGCGAAGCCGAAAGCCAAGTAACAATCACGACCGAACGCAATGCCTACCGCTCTCAGCTCACAGGATATCTCGCTGTCGTACTGCACGACGGCAGACGTCACGCCGTATCTCCAGCCACACACGGTTGGCGGTGGTTCGGAAAACCCCATCACAGGGCAGTGGGTCGCGGCGCGAATTCTTGGGTTCTCGCGGGAGATTGACGGCAAGCTAGCCAGTCTCGGGGCCAGGACGCCGTTTCCATCTGGCGGCGGCTCATCGCCGGACACGCCAGAGCTCGTGAAGCGGTGGACGATCTACCGGACGGCGGCTGAGTGTCGGATGGTTGCGGCCGGCGGCAACGCGAAGGCCGAGGACGTCACGATGATGCTGGCGCTCGCTGATGACATCCTGCGCTTCGACGATGCGGGACGCGGCCACGGGCAGATCCTTCACGACGCGCTCCTCGAGTACGTCCACAACGAGGACTTCGAGGTCTCGACTGATGACGGCAACGGCAACGAGCATGGGCAGCTCGGGTCGTCACCATTCATCCGGCTCCGCAACAAGGGTCTCCACGTGGACAGCGGACATCCGCTCGTCTTCGTGGACGGCAGTAACGTCGAGGTCTTCGACAGTGCTGGCTATCCGTTCTCACAGGGCCGCGGCTGGGAGATCCTCGACGAGGCGAACAGCGTGATCGCGCTCGTTCAGCAGACGGAGATCGAAGACAAGGCGGCATCCGTCAACTACTGGTTTTCATGGTGGCGCTCAGACCGGTTCAACATCGGCGCGGCCGGGATCACTGGCCCCGCCCACTACAACACGTGACGCGGGAGTTATTGAAGATGAATCGTTCGACGTTCGCAATCGTTGCTCTCGCAATCGTCGGCATGGCGATGTTTGCTGTGACGATCCAGGCTCAGGAGGCGCCGGAGGATCTGCTCGGGCTGAACCCCGATCGGCTTCGCGCGCTCCTCGGCTCAAAGGTGGTCAGTCTCGTGACTAGTTCCTACACGCAGGACGACCCGGCGGCCGATACGGATCTGGCTGTGGTCACGGTCGGCACAGGGAAGCGCGGGTACCTGCTCGGCTACCGGGTGGCCGGCACCGTGCAGGGCTACGGCGACGTTTACCTCGACGATGCTCGGAACTACAACTCGGCCTTTTTCGGCGACTACTCGGACACCGGCTGGATCTTCCCGCCCAACTGGTCGAGTCTCACGGCGACGTCGGCGACGTCGATCGCGGTGAGGAACCCGGCACAGCTCACGGGCACCTACAGCGCGACGATCCTTGTGGGCGAGGTGGACCAGTGAGTAGCAAGGAGAAGCAGGCCAAGTTGGAGACCATCCGAGTGAAAGCGCTGGAGTCGATTCCGGTTCCGTTCGAGCCTCATGGCTGCTCTGGTGCGGGGCCAGGCGGACGGGCCGAGCCGATCGTTGTCGGCGAGATCTACGAGTTCCCGCTCCGGGGCGACGTGCCGATGGATGCCGTGATTCGGTCGTGCGAGCGGAGCCCGGCACTCCATGTCATGCCACCGGTTCCGCAGAAGGAGAAGTCAGCCGAGTGATCCGAATGACCATCACCGCCGACGTCGCGGAGGCCCGGGGGCTCGTGCGTGCCTACAGCCAGGTCGCCGGCGACGCCATGAAGGATCGGCGCTTCGGGTCGGCAGTGCAGGCGTACATGACCGGCGTGACCACGAAGTTCATTCGCAAGATGGGGAACGTCGGCGAGCGGCCGGCCAGCACGTCGGGGCGTGGTGAGCGGTGGCCTGGTTTCGCGGTACGAAAAGTTCGGAAGTACGGCCAGGACACGCTCGAAGGCACGCGGTTCTACATGCGCGGATTTCGGAAAGGGAAGGCGAGCCAAAAGACGATCGCGAAGCGTGCGGCAAAGGCTCGTGCAGCGGACGTTGTGAAGCTCGAGAAGGCATGGAAGAAGCGCGCCAGCGGTGTCCATTACTCGGAGAAAGCCAAGATGATGCAGGACGAAGGAAGCCGTGGCGGTATCCTCGCTCACGTCCTTCTCGTAGATCGAAATGTGGTCCCGCGCGGCCGGTCGACAGAGCTCCAGATGACTTGGGGGTCGAAGCTCGCTCACCTCGCGCAGCAGCACGAGACGCGGCCGATCATCTTCTTTCACCCGCCGACTGACACGCCGAAGATCCGTGACGTCCTCGCGCAACTCATCGACATTCGGATGAAGGAGGCGAGCAACCGATGAGCGCCCGCCCCACGCCGGTAAGGACGGTTCTGGCCGGCATCCTCTCGACGTTTCAGTCGCCCGCGTCTGGTATCACTACTCAGGGCCAGGGGTCAGTTACGTTCGAGCAGGGGCTCACCGATGAGGATATCGAGAACCTGATCCGGGGGTCCGGGAAGATGCCGCTCTTTCTCGTGCGGTGCGAGGGCTTCGATCCGGCGGTAGAACACAACGTCGGCGAGATCCACTGGTCGATGAAGATCGGCTGCTACTACTTCCAGCGGTCCGCGCAGCAACAGAAGGCCGAGGCCGACGCATGGGATGTGATGCTCCGCGCTGCCCAGGTCGTCGGCGAAGAGCTGGCGAAGCCGGGCGGATCGTCGGGCAATTACAACCTGTTCGGCATCGCTTCGGGCCGCAACCGTATCACCGACATCAATCCGGCGGGTGGCATTCGAGTGGTGCCGCTCCGAGGGCCTGACGGCGCCTTCCTCGGCGTGCTGATGGGGTCCTACGAGTTCACGCTGGAGTACCGGATGAACATCCGGGGAGACACAGACTAATGGCAAACGCGAGCCTGTCCGCAATCGAATTCGGGAAGAGCTTTGAGTCGGCGCTCGGGACCAACGCGACGCCGAATGTCCGGCTTTACGGGAAATCAGACGTTTCGCCGGCGTTCACGTTCGAGCTCGACGACAACGTGCGCGGGCATGCCTTCGAGGCGTCCTACACGCTGACGGCGAAGGCGCAGGCGGGGACGCTCTCGGGACCGGCGTCGAGTGATTGGCTGGCGCTGCTCTTCAAGTACCTGATGCATGCGCGCCCGACGACGACCGGGGTGGGCGACCCGTACACGCACACGTGGACAGACATTGCGACTGGTTCGCCGATGACCGGCGGCTTCAACCAGTCGGGGACGCACTCGTGGACCTTCCTCGCCAAGATTGCCGCCATCGCCAGCTACATCTACCGCTTCGACGGCTGCAACCTTTCGAGCCTCACGATCTCCGGGAGCGGTTCCGGGAAGGTTATGTTGAGCGCCGCGGTCCAGGGGATTGGCGACATCGTGGCGACCACCGATCCAGGGACGAGCCCATCGACGGAGGGCTACTACATCGGTCGAAAAACCACGCTCACCGTCGGCGGGACTACGCTCTCGACGCTCCTCTCGAGCTGGTCGATTACCTTCACGAACGGGATCGCCGTGATGGACCGGGCGGGATCGACGGCCGGCGAGGGCACGTCAATCGATCACACGGGCACCTTCGGGGTCGAGTTCACCTACTCGACGGACGAGGCGAGCGCCAGCGCGAATGGCGCGCTGGCGGACTACCTGGCGGGCACGGATCGCGCGGTCGTCCTGACGATCTCCGGCGACTCTAACCGCGACACCACGATCACGCTGGCGAAGTGCCAGCAGGTGGAGGGCTACCCTGTGCGCGTGAACGAGCATGGCGTCTACGTGGTCGAGCGGAAGGTCAGGGCGCTCTACGACACTGGGAACACGCCGGATATCTTCACGGTCGCGGTTCGTAACGGCGTCTCTGCCTACACTTAAACCGGCCCATGTTCCGGGCCAGAACGAAGGATTCAGGTTCATGGCGAAGTTCAAGGGCAAGATCCGTGTCGTGTTCGCTGACGGGCCCCCGCCGTGCGTGGTCACGCTGCGTCGCGTGGGGTTTCTAGAGTACCCGGAGATACTGCGGGAGAAGCTCGATGCAATGGCGCTGCCCGGTGGTGACGTAAAGCTCGGGGAAGTGATGGCCGGCGTGATGGAGCGACACATCGCGGGCGTGACCGGTGTCGTGGTCGCGGACGCTGATGGCGACGTGGCGCTTGCATGGCCCGCCGACCGAGACGCGATTCTAGATGTTCTCCGCGAGCACGGTACAGGGTACTCCCGGCTTCTCAAGGTTTTCTGCCGCAACATGGAGGGCGGACCAGAGGGGGAATCCGAGGGGTCCTCCGGCTCGCAGTCGCAGCCGAGCGGGGCCCGTGCGCCGGAGGGTGTCAGCTCAGAGAGCAGGCCGCCGAGATCGGGCGATGCGCAGGTGGAGACGCTGCTAGGAGATGGCTCGACGCCAACTGTGCCGCTGCCTCCTGTGAGCGGCGAGAGTTCGAGTGCAGCGAGCGGGGGCGGCGAGTAGCGGTGCTGCTCCACCGGATGGCTGTTGTCGACGCGCTGCCCGCCGCCGGGTGGCCGGTGGTGGAGTCGATGGACGCAGGCGAGGTCAACGATCTGATTCTCGTGCGGCGGGTCGTCGCGGAGATTCGATCGGCGGACGCTGAGCGGGCCGAGCGGAGCCGGGGGCGAGATGGCCGCGAATAGGATCACGCTGACGGTCGCGGCCGAGGACCAGGCTTCGGCTGCGTTTTCTGCCATCGAGAAGAAGATGGAGGGTCTCGGTGTCACGTTGAAGGGTCTCGGTGAGGCGTTCAAGTTTGCTGGCGGGGTTGCTGCGGGAGCTGCAGCCGCGTTTACCGCCACGGTTGGCGCGATGGCTGGTGTTGCGGCATCGGCGACATCCAGCGCGGTGCAAATGGACGCTATGGCGCAACGACTCGGGCTGTCGGTAGAGCGAATGAGTGAGCTGAAGTTTGCCAGCGAACAGGCGAACGTCGGAGTTGACAAGCTTGTCGACGGGATGAAGGGCCTGCAGATGAACATGGCTTCTGCCACGAGCGGAAACACCGCGATGGCCGAGGCTTTCGAGAATCTGGGGATCTCGCTTACGGATGCTTCAGGAAAGCTCCGCGCCACGGATGGCGTGATGCTTGATGTGGCCGATGCCTTTCAAGCGATGGAGGACGGAACGAACAAGTCTGCCATCGCGATGAAGCTTTTTCAGGAAAGCGGCGGGCAGCTCCTGCCGTTCCTGAACCAAGGGGCCGCCGGTATTCGCGAGATGGCCGCGGAGAGCCACAACCTGGGGGCTGTCTGGACGACGGAGGCGAAGGACGCTGCGCTGGAGTTTGGCGCCACGATCGACCGGATCACCACGCTTTTGGGCGGTCTCAAGAACATCGTCGGGGTGGAGTCGATTGCGGCGTTTCAGCCGCTGATCGACACCCTCGAGCGTGTCGGGAAGGTGGTCGTTGCTTGGGCGGCGGCGAACAAAGCCCGTATCAAAGACTTTTTCGACACCATGGTCAGCATCACGGTGTTCGCGATGAAGACCGTCGGTACGGTGACCGTAGACGCAACAAACGTCCTTCTGAAAACGATCACAGGGCTTGTCGAGGCGGCTTCCTTCTTCAATTCGTCTCTTCGACAGGAGGCTGATTCTCTCGCGGATTTGACGATCAAACTCGACAACCTGAGTGAATTCATCGACAATGCAGCAGCGAATTACCTCAACCTCACCAAGAAAATAACGGCCGGGACAGACGCTGGGGCGGCTGCCGAGGCGCAGACGATCAAGCTCGGGCGCGCGGTGGACGGCGCGCGGGAGTTCACGGAGGCGGAGGCCGAAGCCTGGCGCACGGTCGGTAATCAGATCCAGACGGATGCCCGTATCCGGACGGAAGCCTGGCGTGTTATCACGGGGCAATCCACGGCGGTCTCGGCGAACACGGCGATCGTGCGCGAGGCGATCCCGACGATCACCAGTGCCTCCGAGGTAACGCGGGGATGGTCGCGGGAACTCGGGGAGGTGGGCCGCAGCGCGCGAGAGGCGGGAGAGCGGATCGGCGGGCTCGCGGATCGTGCGGCTAGTGTGGCGGTGGGAGGCGGGAGCTCGGGGCGGTTCGGCACTGGGCTCGGTGGCTCTGGCTTCTCTACCACGGGCGGGATCACCAGCACGTCCGGTACGTTCACACCGCGGTTCAGCGCGAACGATCCATTCGCACCGCGGCAGCAGCTTTTTGGCGTCGTGAACGGGGAGCGTCTCCCGGTAGGTGGCGCGCTGCATTCGCTGCCAGAGATCATTCAGACAGCGGTCATAATCGACGGCCGGGAGATTGCGCGGGCAACACACATAGCGGCAAAGCGCGGAGTTCCGATGGGGACTGCCGGCGGGCTCAAGAGGCGGTGACACGTCGATGGCGACCAACCTCATCATCGCATACGACAACCTGCTCAAAGACACCGCAATCGGGGTGTCAACCGATCAGGAGAACCTCAGCTTCCCCGCGTTGAATGTAATCACAGACCAGCGACAAGTGCAGTGGAGGACGACCGACGCAACGCCGCCGCACTGGGTCGAGTTCGATCTACTGGCGGCGCCAGGGGCACGTGCGCCCGATCTTGCAGTTGTTTGGGACCTGAACGTCGAAGACGACGGAACCGCTCCGTTTGAAATCGATGGCGGAGCAACAAGCCCCCCGGCGACATTCGTTGTCATCGAGTCGACAAATGACAATCTGACCAGTTCGAGCGCAACGGTTCACGCTGTCAATCGAAGCGCATGGAGCGACTTCGAGTCCGCACGTGACTATCGATACTGGCGTTTCTACTTCACCAACGCTCCCGCACTGGACTCCGTCTTCATCACGGGGAAGATATTCCTCGGCCGGTCATGGCGGGCCGCGAAGAACTACGACGTGGGCATTCGGTTCTCAAATGATGATCTCTCGACGCGACTTGTAACGCCGAATGGAGCCGTCAATGTTCAGCGAAGACCGGCACCAGCGCGGGTAGACTTTGCTATGTCTATGGTGCCTCGGAGCGAAGCTGAGGCTGTTCGCGCAGTCTTTGATGTGGTCGGAAACCACAGCCCAGTATCCATCCTGTTCGACGTCGATAACGACTATGCGCGGCACTCGCTCTACGGCTACTTCACGGAGACGGCGCCAAAGGCTCAGCGTGTCGGCGGTGTGTTTTGGGATCTCTCCTTCTCGTTCGAGGAGGCTGTGTGAGCATCCGAGCCACAACGGCGGCCGAACTTGCCGCTGGGCATGGGAACTTCATCCAATGTCTGCTTGAGATCGAGCCTAGAGAATTCGTCACCGGAATGTGGACGAATCTCGGCGGCGCGCTTCCTGATACGTGGATTCTCGGCGTCACACAGCCAACCGGGAAACACAACTACCGAGGGCTGCTTGCGGTTCAAGAGGACAACTCGGATTTGACCACCCAGATCACGATCGCGAATGTGCAGGCCAACCCGGGGAGTTGGCTTTTCGCCACATCAACCTCAATCCTCTATGTCCACACTGCTGGCTCCGACGACCCGAACGATCACACGATGACATTCGACTTCCGCCTACGCTTCGCCATGGGCGCCGAGAAGCCTGGCCAGTCGGTCGTTCTGAGTTCTGTTCCATGGTATCCGAATGTTTCGAGCGTCCCGTCAGTGGTCCGAGAAGCGAACGAGCAGATATGGGGGACTCCCGTCACGGGAAGCGGATCGATCGTCCTCACAAATGGACAGGTTCTGGCATCAAGTGGGCTCGGTGCTGCTTGCCAGTTCGATGATCTCTTTGAGTCCTACACGTGGATAGGCTCGTTAGTAAAGGTCTACTACGGCGGCGATGATCTCCCGTTCGGTGAGTTCACGAAGGTCTGGACGGGCCGCGTCCAGGCAACCGAATGGACCGATGGGGATCTGATCCTGGATGTCTACGACATGGCCGAACGACTGGCGGAGTTCCCGTCTCTGACGGCCATTGACTCAACGGGCTTTCCGGACGCGGCGGCATCGGCCCTCAATCGCCAGCTTCCAACACTTTACGGAAGTTGCCGGGATGTTCCGGCCTACCTGACGGACACGACGAGTCTCGAGTATGCCTTCTGTCAGCACGCATGCATGGCCGTGACGAAGGTCATGGTGAACGGCGTCGAGGTCGTGCCCTACGACGTGGCCGCGGCGAGCGGCTTCGTTTACCTCCCGGAGCACATGCGCGAGGAACTGGTCACGAACGCTGCCGCCGTCACGGTGGATGTTGCTGGACGAACGGATACGTCGGGCGACCTGATGACGAACCCGGCAGATGTAATTGAGGATCTGCTTGTGACCTATGGGTCGTCGGTATTTGGCGATCTCGATTCGACGTCTTTCGACGATTCGCGTCTCGCGTCAGCGTCGTTCCACCTTTCCATGGGTGTCTTCGGCGGGCTATCGATGCGCGACTACCTGGATCGGATCTGCCGGTCCATTCTGGCCTACTTGGTCGTGACGCCAGATGGCGAGTTTTCCATGGACGTCTGGGGCCCGGTGCGCGCCGACGTGACGCCCGACCTGGACATAGTGGAAAGCAGCGGCGCGATCGGCAGCGTGGTGGTGCGGCAAGACGCCGCGCGAATTGTCGGCGGGTATCTAGTCTCGGCAGCTCGTGAAGCGGTCTCGGCTTCAGACGCGCAAGAGACCGCGGCTATCTCGGATGCGTTCGCCCAGCAGATCACGCAACGAAACGACTACCTGGACGTGCCTGATACGGCGCTGGAAGACGTCGAGAATGTCCACGTGCTCACGGGGCGTCTGGCGCTTCTTTACGGCTGGCCGACGATGCGAGCGGTGATCTCGGCCACAAAGAGATGGATGCTCGAATCCGTCAACGGCGTGGTGTCGTTGACGAGGTCTCGCGCTCCGGATTCCTCTGGGCTGGGCTGGTCCGCGCGGCTGTTTCGGATTCTCCGGATCGAGATGGAGCCCACCACGATCAGCAGTACCATCGAGGTAGAGGATCTGGATGGCAACGTCACGGCCAACTACGGCACGTGGAAGGCCGCAGGCACACCGAATTGGGTGGCCAGCTCGGCGGCACAGAAGGCGGCCGGAGGGTACTGGAGCGGCCCCGGCGCGGCATCTGCGGGGTCGTCACTGTGGGCGTGACTGGAGTAAACTGGTAGAGCAGAGCAACCATGGCATTCGTGACATCAAACCCTGTGACCGTCGATGACGCCACCGAGAAGGGCGACATGGACGTGCTGAACGAGAACAACGCGGTGCTGAAATCGCACTTCGAGGTTCAGCACGTTGTCATCGGTGCTGGGCCTCGCGGTATGCGGCACTACGGGCTCGCGAAGTACACGGCAATGGGGACGATCGCTGTTGGTGCCGGTCTTGTGGAGCAACAGATTTTAAGTCATACCGATACCGA